CGTTGGGGCGACCATCCACCTCCTTGCGCAGCTGGCTAGCTGCTGTCTTGCCCTCGATGCGGGCAATGTAATCAAACCCCTCAGCCTTGGCTGTCTTGGGATTGAGGAAAATGATTTTGTCATCCTTGAAGGTGACTTCCAGTTTTTGGCCCATGAAATACTCCATTGGTTGCGTAACAGCACATGCAAAGTGGACAACCACACATTATGCAGTGAGTAAACTAAATGTTTACTGAATAGAGCCAATGTTATACTTAGGCTCTACCCGGTAGACACTACCGAAATATAGAATAAGGCACCTAAATTAATAATCTACTTAAACCATGATTGCCGCACCCCCTACGGCTGATTATTTAACATGACTATAAGACGCCTCTATAAGTGTGCCGCACAATGGGTGGAATCACACGCCCCGCACTGTCTCTATTACTCTCTGCACACTGGATAGACAACTACGTCCATGGGGCCTCAAGAGCCGCGAACGGCGCAATTATCTACCCGGTGTGGATTCACTGATAGGACTGGTTACCTAACCGGGCAATGAATCTACATTAATCTTAGCACTAAGAACGGTAAGGGGTTCATCGCCTAGGCAATCCCCTACGTCACTTGAATAGCACAAACTCTAGCTAATTCTTAGTCCTAAGAAACCTAGTGTTGTATAAAAGCCACACATTACACTATTGCTAGTGCCGGAACACGCCGTATGTCAGCTATGGGTAGAAGTAGTACTTTAGTACCACACTCGATACAACACTAATGAACAAGGCCATAATCCAACTCGATGGTTGGGGCCATCCGGCCTCACCGGGGTAGCACTGCCACGACTGGCGGCGAACTGGTTACGGCGTGGGGGCCTAGATAGCGCGCCCGGCTAACCTCACCTCATTCCCACTTGTTACCGCTTCTACAGTAGGCCCATCTTACGACAGGTCATAGGGTTTGTCAAGGGCTCCGGTTAAAAACCATCATCACCCTAGGGATATTGATTGCAGCGTCACCACACGGTTGTTTCTCAATGCAATACCCACCAAACCCACATACAAGAGAGGCTAGAACTAGAGACTGTACACAGTTTCCATTTGCCAGTTAAACCGTTTAGAGGGCCGTAGCCCTCCCTGTGGTAGTGTAAAGCATGTGTGCTTATGCACAGCCCCTAGGTCTAACCTCTCTCCTCTTTCCCCAGCCATTTGGGTACTTGATGCTTCTACTATATGCTACCTAGTCCTTTCTGTCCACCCCTATTTGGTAACACATTGTAAGAGGTCAATAGGTATAAACCCCCATTTACAACCCTTACTTGACAAGTGTATCACATAAAGTTGTGTCTGTCAAGCCCTTTTATGTAACAAATGTATCTAAATGTAACACACTAAAGACAAGAAAAAGCCCCAAAATGGGGCACAAAGTAGCTTAGGCCTTAGAATTCTATGCCTAATTTACCGGTTGCTGGTTCATTGAGAATCTCTATCAAGTTGGCCTTTTGGGTAGGAGTGACGAACTCAAACCCATTTGTAAGCATATAACGTGCCAGCAGCACGTCAATTAGCTGGCTGGTTGACAGGTTCATGCAGGGTTGATGTTCTAGCGTAGCTAGTTCTTTAGTATTAATACGCATGTCATGCCCCTTTTACAGGCCGTAGGCCTCGGCGAATTCTTGCTGGCTATTGAACAGCTCAACATCATCAATTCGCCCCCGATATGCCCCCAGGTAGACAGCTATCCCAGCACTATCCCCAGGGGCTTGGGTAACACGGACGCATTTATCAGCAGAAACAGGAAACACAGCATCAAGACGGGCAACAATGGCGTTCAGTTCGCACATGGCGCGATAGCAGGCATCGGCCTGTAGGGTGGTTAGAATTGGCATAGAAAGCTCCTTGTTAAAACCCCATTTTACCATGTCTTAGGACTAAGAACGCAAGACAATTGTATTAATTAATGGGTCATTCTTGATAGGCTTTGTCTATGGGCTTATGTTTGTAAGTGGGGCTTAGGGTTAGTAGGTTAGTAGTCACTAACTTTTCACCATTCTGTAGCTACCCTATCAATTTGAATTTGTCAATAGGTACAAACTATTAGGAGACTGCCAGCCTGTCTGTCTGGAAGGAGGGGGGGGGAAACTTCGGTGAGGGAGAAATTTGATTAACCCTCCTTGATACGTTTTTATGGGTTTTTAAACATCAGGACGTCTATTAGCCTCTATAAGCCATTATTTACCTAGATAGCACCTGCCCCCTTACCAAGGGGCTAAAAGGCCCTCCTAGGGCCCTTAAAACACGTTTAAACAGGGTTTCTATACGCTCGCTAAGGCTCGCTGTCTGTCTAACAGGGGTTAAAGAAAAGAAAGAAAGGTTGATAAAGAAAGAAAAGAAATAGATACTTATTATCTTTAAGTATAATATATAATATAATAATATATATACATTAGATTAAAATAATTTAAATAAGTTCAATTTATTTTCATAAATTTATAAATATTTTTATTATTTAACAATTAGATTAAAATAGTATGTTAATATACTTGTATGTCAATATATTTTTCTGTTATAATATTAGCATACGTTATTTTTATTAACTATTTTTACTTAAAGGCTGTCTAAATGAAACCACTGTTAAAAACACTGCTTGTCGGCCTGACGGCCTTGTCCTGTTTCGCTGCTTTCGCAGAGCCAGTTGTGGCTGAAGGCGTAGACGCTGCTAAAGCCGCTGTCGAAGCCAAATGTGCTAAAGCCTGCCTCATCATGGACGAGGAGGATGTTGCCAAGCTCTCTGCCCAAGTTGACGCTGCCATCCAGGAAGCCTACCAGGCTGGCCTCAAGGGATGGTCGAAAGCCAGTTAAAATTTTGCCCCTTTAGCTCAGTTGGTAGAGCAGCGCCTTTGTACGTCGCAGGCCGAGCGTTCGATTCGTCTCAGGGGGCTCCAAACCTAGAAAGGAGCCTGAGTGGCTATATCTGACAATCCTAGCCGACAGGCTCAAAAGTCCAAAGTTAGGCGATCTATGACCAATCCCGAAGACCGCTCTTGGTGGTCAGACACCCAGAAGTTGGAGGCTGTCCAAACCTACCTAATGCTGGGCAATGTTTGCATGACTGGCCGAGTTCTCAAGATTCCCGAAGAAACTGTGCGCAGATGGCGTAAGACGACATGGTGGAAGGAAATTGAGGGGGAACTCAGAATCCAGGATGAAATGCAGCTTTCTGCCCGTCTAAAGAAAATTGTAGAGAAAACCCTGGATGCCGTGGATGACCGGCTCGACCATGGCGATTATGTCTATGACCAGAAAACAGGCCAAATGCGGCGCAAGCCCGTATCCATGAAAGACGCTCATAAAGTGGCTATGGATCTTGTTGACAAGCGAGACAAGATACTCAATCGCCATCAACCCGATGCTTCTGAAGAACAAATGAACGATAAATTGCTTAAAATGATGAAGCAATTTGCTGATTTTGCTCAGGGCAAACTTGTACAAAATTCAACTGTGGAAGCCGAAGATGTCGAAGTTAAAATGGTTTCCGATGAAAATTTTTCCGGGGAAGTTCGCTCTGACACTGGAGAACCAAGTCCTTCTGGATTGGTACAAGAAGGCGAAAACTCCCCTGGAACATGATTTAGGCGATTGCTATGGTATTGCCCATAATAATAAAGCCAGTACCCTTATCTGGCTAAACACTGCTAAGAATACAGAAGAAGATGTTTTGGATACTATTATTCATGAGTCTGTTCATATCTGGCAGAATATCGTTGCCTACATAGGGGAACCCAAGGCAGGGATTGAAATTGAAGCTTATTCCATTGCTTATATTTCATCCACTTTGATTAAAGAATATAAGCGCTTAGTGGCGCTCAAGGAAGAAGATAATGCCATACATGACCAACGGGAAACGGGACTACAAGAAGGAGAACCGGCTGTACAACTCGAAGCCGGAGCAAATCAAGAATCGCTCGGAACGGACGACAGCTCGGAGGCAGAGTAATGCCGCAGGAATTACACACAAAGGCGACGGAAAAGACATCGATCATAAAATCCCCCTATCAAAAGGAGGGACCAATTCTAAGTCGAACCAGAGGGTGGTTTCCGCCTCGACCAATCGTTCATTCTCCCGTAACGCAAATGGAAGCCTTAAATCGCAGACTTCCAAGCGTGAAGGAAAAAGGAAGTAAATAATGTTTATTAAGAGACGTCCCAAGTGGGACTTTATAATTTATGAATCCAAGAGTCTTAAAGCTCCTTTTACAAATTATCCGTTTACAGGTAAGATTCATTTAGCGGAACTTCGTATAAGGGATACTACATTTTATATCTTTACTTCTAATCGAGTTCCTACTAAATTAGATTCTTTTATGAAGTTAGTACCTGAATATTTTGCTAAAAAGTTGCCCTTAATTGGCCATCTTCGTATTTGGAAACGTAAACTATGTTGGGATTATAAATGAAACTTACAGCGGACGTTATACACGGTTTTGTCTCGTCCGTTCTGGGTTCGAGGTTTGACGGTCAGACAGAATCTCCCCCCTTCCATCGTGAATGCTGGGAACTCTGTACAGGCCCTAATAGGTTTGTCGCCATTGCTGCCCCACGGGGTCATGCTAAGTCCAGTGCCATCACCTTAGGGTATGGCCTGGCAACGCTCCTCTTCCGGGAGCGCAATTTTATGTTGCTTGTGTCCGATACGGAAACACAGGCAGCAATGTTCTTGGGGCTGTTCAAGTCTGAACTCCAAGACAACTCAGACTTAGTCGAACTGTTCGGAATTAAGAGAGACGAAAAAGGACTTGTTAAGTTTCGGAAAGATTCCGAGACTGATATTATTGTTGATTGTACGGACGGGCACCAGTTCCGCATCATTGCCAAGGGAGCGGAACAGAAGCTCCGTGGATTGATTTGGGACGGGACCCGGCCGGACATCATTATGTGCGATGATATTGAGAACGACGAACTTGTTATGAACAAGGAACGTCGTGATAAAATGAAGAAGTGGTTTAGAAACGCTCTTCTCCCGTCCATTAGTGATAGGGGAATTGTCCGGTTAGTGGGCACTGTGATGCACATGGACAGTTTGCTAGAGAGTTTTATGCCCAATCCCTCGGATAAACACACTATTACGAAGGGACTTAAGCAGTATTCGACACTTCGTGGCAAGTGGGTTGCTGTTAAGTACAAAGCACATGATGAAGATTTCAAAGAACTGCTGTGGCCTTCCAAGAAAACAGCTGAATTCTTTAAAACGGAGTACGAAGAGGCTCGAAAAAATGGAGCTTTGGATGGATATTCTCAGGAATACCTAAATTATCCTCTAGATGAATCAGTTTCCTTCTTCAAACGAGGAGATTTTATCCCTTCTCGTGAAGAAGAGAAGGATTTAAACCTTCATTACTACGTTACAGCCGACTTGGCTATCTCCCAGGAGCAACGAGCCGACTATTCGGTGTTCATTGTAGCTGGTGTTGATGAAGCTAAGCGGATTCATGTTAAAAATGTCATTCGAGAACGGATGGATGGACGAGAAATTGTAGATTGTCTCATTTCCTTGCAGCGCTTGTACAATCCTGTGGCTGTAGGTATTGAAGAAATGCAGGTTTCCCAGTCTATTGGTCCTTTCTTGAATGAGGAAATGTTCAAACAGAACGTCTTCCTGTCCCTCTATCCATTGAAACATATGGGTAGGGACAAACTCTCTCGGGCCCGATCTATTCAGGCCCGTATGCGTGTTAAAGGGGTCAAATTTGATAAGGAAGCCGATTGGTATCCCAAATTTGAGGACGAATGTTTGACATTTCCACGAGGTAAAAATGATGACCAAGTTGATGCTTTTGCTTACTTAGGTAAGATGCTGGACGTACTTATTGAAGCTCCTACAGCTAAAGAACAGCAAGACATGGATTATCTCGAAGAACTAGAACAATCTGGCCTCAACACCGAGGGCCGAAACGCCCTGACCGGCTATTGAAGGAAAGTGAATGGCAGATCAAGAAAAACTAGTTAAGTTTATAGATGAAATTAACATCGCCGAAACTCTCGACGAAGACCAGTTGATTGAAATTGGAGAGGAAGCTAAACGTGGATATGAAGCAGATGCAGCTAGTCGAACAGAGTGGGAACAAAATATTGACGACTGGACCAAACTTGCAAAGCAAACAGTTGAGCCTAGAACCTACCCTTGGCCAAATGCTAGCAATGTCAAGTATCCACTGCTCTCTACGGCAGCTATGCAATTCGCTGCCAGAGCATATCCGTCCCTTGTTCCTTCAAGCGGTAAGGTCGTATCAGCCCGAGTAATTGGCAAAGACCCTACAGGAGAAAAATATGAGCGTGCTCAGCGTGTTAGCACGTATATGTCATATCAACTTCTTGATGAGATGCATGGGTGGGAAGAGGACATGGATCGAATGCTCATTATGCTTCCTATTGTGGGCGTTCTTTTCAAGAAAACCTACTGGGACTCAATAGAGAAGAAGAACTGTTCTAAACTCATTCTGCCTAAGAATTTGGTTGTAGACTACTGGACGACATGCCTTGAGAAGGCAGAGCGAATCTCCGAAGTAATTGAAATGTCTCCCCGTATTCTTAAAGAACGTCAGATGAATGAACTGTTCTTGGATGTAGATTTGGGAGCTGCTCCCCTACCTACGGAACAGGGTTTCTCTGCGAAGATGGTGCAACCTCCTGAAGCAGACGAAACTACTCCCTATGTAATCATCGAACAGCACACCTTTTTGGACCTGGATGATGATGGATATCGGGAACCGTACATTGTGACTTTCCACAAAGATAGTGGACAGGTTCTGCGCATTACTGCCAATTATGACCAGAAAACTATGGTTGTTGGCACTGATGGTAAAGTTAAAAAGATTAGTCCAATTCAATATTTCACCAAGTTTGGGTTTATTCCCAATCCTGATGGTGGATTCTATGACATTGGTTTTGGTACTCTTCTCGGTCCATTGAATGAATCGGTAAATACCCTAATCAACCAATTGGTCGATGCCGGTACTCTGAGCAACCTGCAGGCAGGATTCTTGGGTAAAGGCCTCCGTATTAAAATGGGAGAAACTCGATTCCAGCCCGGAGAATGGAAGACTGTTAATGCTACTGGGGATGACTTGAAAAAGTCTATTTTTCCATTGCCTGTGCGTGAACCTAGCACTGTATTGTTTCAGCTAATGGGCTCCCTCATTACTAGTGGGAAAGAGCTCGCCTCAGTTGCTGAAATCTTTACAGGTAAAATGCCAGGCCAGAACACTCCTGCCACCACAACGATGGCGACAGTGGAGCAAGGTATGAAAGTATTTACTGCTGTTTACAAACGCATCTTCCGTTCTCTTGCTCAAGAGTTTGATAAGCTTTATCGCTTGAATTCAGTTTATGCCAATCCGGAAGAATATATTTCTATTATTGATACTCAAATTGGTAAGGACGACTTCAATCAAGAAGACTATGATATCTGCCCAGGCGCTGATCCTACAGCTACTTCCCAACAAGAGAAGTTGATGAAAGCTCAGGGTTTGATGGAACTCTTGCAAACAGGTATCCTTGATCCTGTTAAAGTTGTTTATCGTATTCTTGATGCACAAGAACAGCCCAATTGGCAAGAACTGATTAATCCCCAAGTTGCCCAAACTGGGCAGCCTCCGCCACCACCTCCTGATCCAAAACTGCTAGAAATGCAAGCTACTGCTCAATTGAAACAGCAGGAACTGCAGATGAAGGGACAGGCCCAGCAGTTAGATGGTGAATTGAAGGCAAGGGATGCACAAACTCAGCTTGCTATGAAAGCACAGAGTCATGCTCAAGATCTTCAGCACAAAGCCGAAATGAATAACGTTGAGGCTGCGGGTGCTCTGCATAAACAGCAGATATTCTCGGCTGAAGGTACACAAAAAGTCATTCTTGAAGCTGCCCAAGGAAAGCAGAAGTTGATTCATAATGAACAACAACATCAGCAAAAACTAAAGCAAGCTAAAGAACAACCGGTTAAGAAGCCACAAGGAAAATAATTGAACAAACAAGATTATCTAGATTGGAAGCGTCATCCTATTACTAAGAGTATGTTTGACGCTCTTCACAATAATATCTCTGCTCTTTGCACAGATTTGGGGGTTACCGCAGGCAAGGACCCCCTAGAGGATCGTTTCAAGGCGGGCTATATTCTAGCCTGCCGTGATGTTTTAGAACAGGACTTCGAGGAGATCGAAACAAATGAGTGAAGTATTAACTTCTATTGTACCAGTTTCTCACCGATTGGTGATTAAGCCTTTTGATATTACAGAATCTGATGATACATATCGCAGCGCTAAAGCTGCGGGAATTGTACTCTCTGGTGAAGATAAGCTTCGCCGAGAACAGGCTGCTGTGGATCGTGGGACTGTTGTGGCTGTTGGCCCAACGGCGTTCAGAGACTTCGGATGTGAGCAGTCAGTTGCCATTGGCGATGAGATTGTTTATGCCAAATACGCAGGTAAAGAGGTCGAAGACCCTGACACCAAAGAGAAATACACAATCATCAACGACGAAGATGTCGTTGCGATTCTCCGAAAAGGAAAGAAATAATGAGTGAAGAAAACGTCAACAAAAGTGCTGACTCCGGGAATGAAAGTCAAGTTCCTGAGAAAAAGGAACTAACTCCAACTGAACAAACTGCCATTGAGCAGGGTTGGGTTCCTAAAGAAGACTTCCAAGGTGAAGAGCATAAATGGGTAGATGCCGGAGAATTCCTCCGTCGTGGTGAGTTGTTCAGTAAAATTGACGCTCAAAACCGCAAGCTGAAAGAAACCGAGAAAACTCTCGCAGCTCTTGAACAGCACTACCTGAAAGTCAAAGAAACAGAATACAAGCGGGCTCTCGCCGATCTTAAGAAGCAGAAGAAAGCTGCTCTCATTGAGAACGACGTAGAAGCTGTCCTCGAAGTAGATGAACAGATTGAAGAGTTGCGGGACGAGCAAATTGCGGAAGCTAAACAAGCTGCCCAAGCTCAAATGCAACAACAAGCTGCTCAACCACATCCTGAATTCGTAGCTTGGACACAAAAAAACAGCTGGTATGGTACTAACAAGCCAATGAGCGCATTTGCTGATGCGCGTGGTAACGAACTTAAAGCCGAAGGAAAGAGTCCTTCTGAAGTTCTTCGCATTGTAGCGGAAGAAGTTCGTAAAGAGTTCCCCAGCAAATTCTACAATCCTGAACGAGACAAACCTAGTGGCGTTGAGGGCTCCGGTTCCCAGAAATCTGGGTCTGGGGGTGGAAAAGATAAAGTAGAGCTTACAGAACTGGAAGCATCTATTATGAAGAAGTTAGTAGGTCAGGGCGTATTGACGAAAGAGCAGTACATCGCTGATATTAAAGCACAACGAGAGAGGTCTTAAGATGAGCCAAGAAAAAGAAGCTATTGCTAAAGCGCCAAGTGGCCGTGTCCGCCGTACTCCTCTGACGAGGAAGAACGTGCTTACCGTAAGTGGTAAAGACCCCGATTTTGTATATCGGGTTGTTAATGACAAGGAAGACCGAGTCACAGAACTGTCTGAAATTGGCTACGAAGTAGTCACGGATGATAAAGTTCAAGTTGGTGATAAGCGAGTCAGTAAGGCCAGTACCGAAGGTACAGTCAAACGAGTTAATGTCGGTAAAGGCGAAAAGGGTGTTGTTATGCGAATCCGTAAGGATTGGTATGAAGAAGACCAAAAAGCCAAACAAGAATATGTTAACGAAACTGAACGAGCCACCAAGCAAAAAGCTCTTGATGGTAATTATGGAAAGCTTGAAATCTCTCGGGACTAAAGTGTAATGCCATTAGGAAATTTCAAATTTCATTTGGAGTAATCTAATGTCTAGTGTATCTCGTATTAATGGGTTTACTCCCGTTAAAACTACAAATGGCGGGGCCTGGAACGGCCAAGCCAATTTGTATTTTATGTCGTCTGGTGACTCTACTGTAGTCATGGTGGGCGATGCTGTGAAGCTTGCTGGTGATGCCCGTTCGGCCACTGGTGCTCCCACAGTGACTCGTGCTGGTGCCACCGACGTGCCTATTGGTATTGTTGTTGGTATTGCGTTTGAAGGCGTTGGTGATGTCACTAACATGCCTCCTGTTAATGATCTGAATACTCCGGTTTATCGCCGTGCGTCTACGGATCGTTACGTCTATGTCTGCGATGACCCTGATGTGATTTATGAAGTCCAGTATGCTGGTACTTCTGTGGCTGCTGCTACAATTACAGCTAACGTCGGCTTGAATGGTCAGTTTACGACTACTGCTGGTTCTACTACCACTGGTGCTTCTGGCATGCAGCTGGACAGCTCTGGTCTTGCTACCACGGCCACTCTTCCCCTGAAGATCGTTGGTTTCCCAAATCGTCCCGACAATATCCCTGGTGATACGTATTTCAGCTACTATGTTAAGCTGAATGCTGCTACTCTGGGTTCCCTCGGTACTACTGGCGTCTAAGGAGAATAAAACATGGGTGGTACAATTAATAGTGGCTCATTTGCCAAGGCCCTCTGGCCAGGTGTTAATGCCTGGTACGGTAAGGCATACAACGACTACTCGGTAGAATATACCGATCTGTTCGATAAATTCTCTTCGAGCAAGGCTTTTGAAGAAGACGTTGGTGTCTCTTCGTTTGGCCTGGCTGTTCAGAAGAGTGAAGGTGCTCCGATCACTTATGATTCGGAACGTCAAGGTTTCATCACACGTTACCAACACGTCGTCTTTGCGCTTGGTTTTATTATCACGCGCGAGGTGATGGAAGATGACCAGTATGACATCGTGGGACAAAAGAAGGCTAATGCCCTCGCTCGTTCCATCCGTCAGACTAAGGAAATCGTTGGTGCCAACGTGTACAATCGTGCCTTTACATCCGGCTATGTCGGTGGCGATGGCGTGACGATGATTAACTCTGCTCACCCCAATATTAAGGGTGGTACATGGAGTAACATCATCGCTACGGCTGCTGACTTGTCGGAGGCTGCGATTGAGCAAGCTTGCATTGATATTGCTGGTTTCACTGATGATGCTGGTCTTCTGATCGCTGCTCGTCCAGAGTCTCTGGTGATTCCTCGCCAGCTGATCTATGAAGCAAAGCGTATTCTGGGTTCTGATGGTCGTGTTGGTACTGATAACAACGATCTGAACGCTCTCAAAACTATGGGTGCAATCCCCAAAGTGGTTACCAACCACTACCTGACTGACACTGATGCATGGTTTATCCGTACTGACGTTAAGGATGGTCTGAAGTACTTTGAGCGTCGTGCCGACTCGTTCGACATGGACAATGACTTTGATACTGACAATGCCAAGTTCAAAGCCATGTCTCGCTATTCGTTTGGCTGGACTGATCCTCGCGCTATCTACGGTTCCGCAGGCGCTTAATAACCTATGAGGGGGCCTTGTGCCCTCTCCTTAACTTAAGGAAAAATTATGGGTTTTAAAACACTTACTCCTGCTCAACTTACTCCAATTACACCTGCTGCTAAGGACGTTGTTGTTACAGCTTTCCAAGTGTCACGGACTGATACAGCGAGTTCTGTCAAAGATATGCTCCCAGCGGACGCATCTATCTTGTATATTGTTCGAGAAAAAGGTGTTGCATCTGATGCAGCAACGACTGCTACAGTCACCATTACGGTGGCAAACAACAGCGGTACGGTCTCGACATTTGCAGACGATGTGAAAGGAAGTGGAGCTACTACAGGGTTTGTCCAAATGACAAATCTTCCCAACCTAGAACCACTGCCACTAACTGGTGACTTGACCATTAGTGCAGTGTATGCCGAGACTGGCACAGCATCTACAACTGGCGGTCCTTGGAACTACATTGTTGCCTTTGTGCGATAATTTAAGGGGGCCTTCGGGCCCCTTTTCTTTTGGAGAAAATAAATGAGTACAACTGCAATTTCAACAGGTTCGTTGGCCGCTGGCTCAACAACCACAGTCCTTACTGGAAAAGCTACTTTGAATAGTATTCAGCTTTTTGGTAATGGAACAAATGCTCCCTCAGTGATTGTGTATGACAACACGGCAGGTTCAGGTAAAATCGTTGCCCAACTTATTGGAGTTGCTGCTACGACATACATGGACTTTGTGCCTGATTTTTCAATTCGCTGTGATATTGGAATGACTATTGTAGTCGCCGGAACAGGGGCATCCGCAATTGTTGCTTTTGGAGCAACGTAAGGAATTTAAATGCCAGCTAATCGTCTAATTCTAGGTGATTGGAACACGATTTGTGATGTTTGTGGACTGAAATTCAAAGCATCAGAGCTTCGTAAAGATTGGCGTGGGCTTATGGTGTGTTCCCATGATTGGGAAACCCGCCACCCACAAGACTTCTTACGAGTTCCAGTTGACAATCCTGCTGTTCCATGGGTTCGTCCACAAGGCGAGGATCAATTCGTTCCTACTACATATATCTGCTTACCCGAGAATTCAGTAGCAGTTGCGGGTGTGGGAGTCGCTGGCTGTATGGTGGCCGGTAAAGTTAGTGTAACCCCCATCCCAAATCGTAGTGCTGTTGCGGGCATCATGATTGCTGGGTCCGGTGTTGCTGGTCATTCTTAAGGAAAATAAATGAGTAATACAGTTTTCGTAGATCAATCCACTATTGTTGTAGCTGCGTGGCTAAATGATATTAATAACGTTGTTTATAATCTTCTAGGTAATGGAACAATTGTTCCTGCTACCGTTGCCGCCCTACGAACAAATATTGGCTTGGGCACCATGGCTACCCAGAATGCTTCTGCCGTCGCAATTACTGGGGGAACCCTTTCAGGAGTGACTATTTCTGGTGTAGCGGCTTCAGGCACTAATACAGACATCACTGCCCTAAACGCCCTTGCCACAGTGAATTCAAATACTGTAGTGGGTATATACAATCATGGTCAGTGCTTACTGGCTAAATCAGGGTCTAATCTAGTTCTTTCTCCTTATAATGGTAATAGACTTATTATTAATGGAGTCCAGCAAGTAGTGCCTAATGCAGGTGTTACTCTGGCCCCAACTGGACTTTCTGCCACGACTCTTTACTATATCTATGCTTATATGGTAAGCACGACTATGACGTTGGAAGCCAGTACTACGACACATGCTAGAGATACCACTACTGGTGTAGAAATTAAATCAGGTGATGCAACTCGTACATTAGTTGGTATGGCATATGTGAAGACAGCTGCTACTTTTGCTGATTCTGCTACTCAGAGGTTTGTTCGCAGCTGGTTCAACGAAACAGGGGTCGGTTTGCAGAATCAATTGCCGGGTAATGTTGGATATGCCACAAATGCTTTTGCTGAGATTTCCGCTGGTATTCGTTGCGAGTTTGTTTCTTGGACTGGGGAAGCCATTATATACCAATTGTCAGGAACTACTAGTAATAATGGGATAAATAATAATACATACACAGGGGTAGGGTTTGATGCTGGTAACAATCCCGAGTATGGTATGAACCTTACTTCAACTTATGCTGCCGGCGTGGGACTTCCTGTGGCCGTAAGTGGAATTAAAATTGGTCTTACAGAAGGCTATCATTTTGCAACAATGAGTGGAAAACCAGATGCTGGTACAAGTACATGGACAGGTACTACAAGCGCATGGGGGATGAATCTTTCTCTTTATATTAAGAAATAAATATGACTTTCAAATCTAAAGCCCTATCGGGACAAAACGCTAAACTTTTGCTGATAGGAGATAGCCTCACAGTAGGAGTACCTTTTCGATACTCCTACAAGGTTGCAACCAAACTAGCGGCGCGCTTTCCACTATCTACGGTAAAATTTAAAGTCCGTAATCCCGGTGCCGCAGACACGATAACTACGATTCAAACAGGCTCCAATGGACAAACTCTAACTGTGATTTCGGATGCTGTCTCTGGTGCTACTAGCTATCGTACTGATCAGCGTTCTACTATTTATGACACTGAGGCTGTAGATAGCGCCACTGTATTCTTGGGCATTAATGATGTTGTGAATTTTGACGCATCTCCTTCTGTATATAACACAGCTACATATTACCTCAATATGAAAGCTCTTGTTTTGTACGGTCAGCAGACTGGGTATGAACTAGCAGTAATTACTCCAGCTTGGGGAGATGCCTATGGTTCTCTAGAACTGAAATTTGCTGGTATATCTTGGATAGCCCGGCGTTTAGCTATTGCATTGGGAGTTAAATGTATTGATGCACGCAAAATGTGTGAAGATCATTTTGCTAACAATGGATCAGGTGGTTTGGGCGTAAGCCCAGACAACTGGAGTGATGGCGATGATATTCATCTGAATGAAGCTTTTCATACAGCTTTAGCTGAAAAAATTATCGTAGAGTATTTGGTTTAACGGGGGAAAGTATGGCAGCAATGGAATCGGGCGGCGCATGGGGAGTCGCCGCAATAACAAAATTTGGATGGATTAAGTTTGTCACTCTAGGTGCTGCCCTTCTCGGAGCTGGCCTGATGGCTATGTCCCGTCCTCCTAAAACACGTAAAGAAATGTTCTACCAAGCGTTAACAGCCCTTGGTAGTTCTCTTTTATTTGGAGATTTTGCCGTTCGATGGGCGGCAACCTTCTTCTCATTTGTCAATCTAAACACCGATAGCATTATTGATGTTCTTACATTCTATGCTTCTGTGCATGGACTAGTGGGTGCTCTTGCATGGGGATTGTTTGGTGGTATCGCTCATTTTAGAGACAAATTTTCCAATGATCCTATTCAGGCGGTAAAAGATGCTAAAGACGTTCTTTAATACTTATAAACTCTATATCTACGCTCTGGCCTTTGTAGCATATTCTGCTGGCCTATGGCATGTAGCCTCTACATATACTGAAGCTAAGTACCTTGGTAAACAATTGGATGTGGCAGAAGCTGTGATTAAAACCACAGAACAAAATGATGCTATTAAGAAAGAAATTTCTAAAGCAGTAGCCCAAGAACTCGCCAAATGGAGAGCTGAGGCTAATAAAAGCAATAGGAAATTACAAGATGCTATTAAAAAAGACCCTGTTTATACTGACTGCAAGTCTAATCCTGACGTCATGCGCGAGTACCAGAATAAACTCGACAGCCAGCCCAAGTGAAGAGTGGCTTGTAAAATGTCCTCCTGTAGAAGGTAAAGCTCCAGCTGATTTTGGAGAAACACAAACACAACTTAGTGATTTGTTTGATCTGTATACAGAATGCCGTATGAGGCACAATCCTTGGGTGGATTTTGAAAATAAAAAGGTAAAATGATATGTCTACTAGCGGCTCTACTATTTTTCAACTTTCTCGTGATGATATAATTAATGCTGCCTATCGTAAGTTGCTAGTTCTTGATATTGATTCAACGGCAAATGCAGCACAATTGACTGTTGGTACACAAGCTTTGAATGCCATTGTGGCAACGTTTCAGTCCTTGGGAATGCCATTGTGGGCACGTAAGCAACTTGCCGTTACTATGGTGAGTGGACAAAGAGACTACACCATTGGAATTGGACAAACTATTAATACACCTTTCCCTATTCATGTACATCAGGCAGTGCTGAATATTCCTCCGAACTATTCACAAATCAGTGTGACTATGATGGCAAGGCAGGATTTTAATCTACTTCCTTCGACGTCTACAAGTTCGAGCGCTACTCCTGTAAATGCTACGTATCAGCCTTTTATTAACTATGGTGTGCTGTCTGTGTGGCCCACTCCAAATAATTCCACGGTGGCTGGAACTACGATTACGTTGACTTATCAAGCCCCGTTTCAATATTTTGTAGCAAGTACAGACACTCCAGACTTTCCACAGGAATGGGCTAATGCGTTAATTTATGCTCTAGCTGTTTCCCTAGCTCCTGAAAATGGCTTGCCTCTTCTAGATAGGCAGCAACTGGAAAAGGAAGCTACCACACATCTTAATACCGCTCTGTCTAATGGTACAGAGGACGGCTCAATTTTCTTTGGTAAGGATTGGGCAGGAAGTTCTTTTAAAGGATAAAGCCGATGGCCTATGACAAAACACCTTCCCAGTCTACTTATCAGACCAAAAACATTAAACTACTGTATCAGTGGGAAACCCGTGATAGGAGTAATGCTAAAGATAATGAAACCATTAATTGCTATTACGAAGTCATTAAAAATAAATTTATTGAAGATAAAGATTATTATGTGACTTCTAGGGATGGCACGACAACGTACCCAGTAGTAATGCCGTCAACAAATATTCGTGGTATGCATTATTGGGAAGACCAGGATAAACTTTTTATTGCGTATGATCAGACGATTGTAATCATTACTGGTAGCACAGGTGTAGTACAAACATCCTTTACCCCTGGCTTTGCAGCAGGCACGTCAGAAGTTGGGTTTGAAGAGTTTAACTATGATATTGGAGTTGTCAAATTGGTTGTAACAGATGGTACTGTTTTAGGCACCATTGATTCTGCAAACAATTTTGTAGCTTGTTCCGATCCTGATTTACCGGTGCCCCACTTACCTTATCCTGTGTTTTTGGACGGTTATTTGTTCATTGTCAAAGCAAACACTGCTGACATCTACAATAGTAATCTAAATGATCCTCTGGCATATACCTCTGGAGACTTTATCACAGCTGAAATGCTGCCTGATAATTTGGTAAGGCTGTCTCGTTTGAATAACTACATCGTGGCTTTTGGAACTGCATCCATTGAGTACTACTGGGATGCTGCCAATGCCTCAGGCAGTCCTCTGCAACGTAATGATACTCCAGTCAAACTGATTGGATATGTTGGGGGCTTAGCTCATTGGGGAAACAAGATTTTCTTTGTGGGTAACACGGATACCACAGCGCCGGAACTCTTTATGCTGGAAGACTTTAAGATTGAGTCTTTGGGTATTCCTCCTTTACGCCGCTATATTGAGCCCTACTCGACTTCTACAGGAACAACGATTTCTTTTGGTGGGCATGATTTTTATGTGCTAAATATTGGCACATTGACTTATGTAGTTGATTTGGAATCTAAACTTTGGACTCGCATTGCTTATCAACAGCAAACAAATTTTCCAATTAAATTCGCAGTTACCTTACCTATCTCTGGATACGGGAATGCTTCCTTAGTTGTACAGACAGGAAGCGGTACACTGTCTTATTTTAGAACCGATCTTTATTTGGATAACGGAGTAGATTTTACTCCTACCCTCGTGACTGATAACGAAGATTTTGGGTCATATAATAATAAGTTTGGGGGCAGTCTCTGCATACTTGCGGACCGTCCCACTAATTCAGCCTATGTCACTATATACTGGACAGATGATGATTATCAAACTTGGTCTGCTGGCCGGCAAATTTCTCTAAATCAAATCTACCCTCAGACAAGTGCGTTAGGTAAGTTTCGGCGCAGGGCCCACAAAATTGTGCATACAGGCAATAGCAGGTTCAGAGTCCAGAGGCTTGAAATGGATGTCAATTTAGGAGTTAGATAATAATGGCAAATAAACTTCCTCCTGTTCCGTATGGAAGCCCCCCCGGGTCTTCCTTTTGGAATGACTGGTATGAGAAGCTGCGTACTTTGATTAATACCGGCACAGTAACAGTGGTATGGGCTAATATTGATTTTGTTGGTAGCAATATTACTGATATTGTTAATAGAGCACATAATAATTTGCAGAGTTTACAAGGTGGTGGTCCAGGTGAATATTATCATCTAACTGCTGCTCAATATGCTGCCCTAGCTGCAGGACCACATAACAGTTTAAGCAGTATTCAGGGGGGTTCTGCTTCAGAGAGATATCATTTAACTAATGCTGAATATACGTTAGTTACTGCTTATACGCACAATAGTTTAAATAGTCTACAAGGCGGTACAGCTGGTCAATATTATCATCTAACCTCTGCCCAACAAACAGCGATTGCTGCTGGTATTACTGCAACAATTACTACTGCAAAACTTACCCCCGGTGGAACTAATGGGTCAATGACTTTTACTAATGGAATACTAACGGCACAAACAGCCGCAACATAAAGGGAGTCTTTAATGTCTCTAAAGAAGAAAGCGGCCCAAGTCCGCGCTAAAGGTTCAAAGAACGTTGGAGAAGACTCCGTACTTGCTCACATTAGCCCTAAAGAAGCTATGCTCCTAAAAATGCGGGGAGGCTCAGGCCAGCCCGATCCTAATACAGGTTTGCCACATTTCAATGAAAATGGTGATGGTGGCATGGGTGGTTCCATGGGTGACGGTGGAATAGATACTGGTAGTGGCGGTGGCTTTGATAGTGGAGGAGGCTGGGCCGCCGCTGGGGGTTTTACAGGAGCTGGTTTAGGTAGCATGGGTGGTTACCAAGGTTACGACCCCGGTACTCCTAATGCAGACTTTGGCGGTGTCCCCGGTGGTTATACTGGTTTTGGTTTTTCTGGCTACGATGGTGGTTATGGTTTTGATTTAAACCAAGCCCTTGATACGGGTGGATTCAATTCTGCCATGGATAGTCAACAGGCCAATTCTGATTTAGGCCTTGGTCCTGTCTCTTCTTATGATGGTACAGTCGATTTAGGTAGTGTGTCTAGTCCCGGTATGAGTATGGCCGATCTTGGTCGTAAAGGTGCAAAGGTAGGCGCAGGGCTTTTAGGTGGACTACCGGGTCTAGCTCTTAATGCTGGCCTGGCAGCCACTTCTAAAGATCCTGGAAAAGGTTTTGGCTCAATGGCGGGCTCTACCGTGGGAGGCATCGCGGGATCGGCCATAGGAGGTCCCATAGGTGGATTTCTAGGCAGCCAGCTGGGGGGTTTCCTTGGAGGTCGTGGACTTTCGGGTACAGGTGCCTCTACGGCGGATGCTGCAGCAGGTATTGCAGCAGGTAAGGAAGCGGGTAATAGTGGTAACACTGGAGGTTTTGATCTAGGAGGTGTTCTTACAGGTCTTGCGGGTCTTTATCAAGGAACTCAGGCTAACCAGGTTAATCAAACAGCTGTTAACAATAACAACACTGCGGGACAGTTTGCTCAGCAACAAGCTCAAACACTTGCTGATATGTACGGGCCTAATAGTCCTTATGCTGCACAGCTTCGCCAACAACTTGAGCGTAAAGATGCTGCTGCTGGCCGCCGAAGTCAGTATGGCCCCCGTGAGGTTGAACTCCAGGCCAGACTGGCAGATATACAGGCCCGAAATGCTCCCAATATTCTGAATGCCAATAGGCAATTTATGGATGCTAATAAAGAAGGTATTGGGTATAAACAGGCCAGTAATAAAGTTAATGGACAGCAACTGGCATCAATTATGTCGCTTGCTAACAAAACTGGTATTACTGATTGGGCACAGAAGGGTCTTAAAGATATCTTCAATAATGGAACCA